ATGGCTCGGGTTTGCCTGATGATATAAAAAAGCCCCGGAAAAGCGTGTGCTCTTCCGGGGAGACCAATCGACTGATTTGATACAACCATGGTAAGGAAAGAAACCTTACGCAAAGCATTATAGCAAGGTTGCAGAGGGCAGGGGCTCCCTTTTGAATAGTCCTTCAAGAAGCGGATTGAGTTTTTATAGAGGCAAGTATGGGGAAAAGGAATCTGGTCGTCGCCGGTGTCATCATTGGCGCTTTGATAGCGTCCGCGTTCTGGGGGTACTCAAGAGGGAGAACCTCAACGGCGCAGAAGTATGAAGCTCAGATCAGCGAGCTTAAATCTGATTGGCAAAAGCAGACCGAGGCGGTAGAAAAGGAGGCGCAGGAACGCTATGAGAAACAATCAAGACGGATGGCCGTCGCGCTGGCTGCGCGAGACAAGGTCTTATCTGACGCTCGCGCTGTGCGGGTTACTTCTGTTCGGGTGCGCGACGCCGCAGGCACCAGAGCCAAGAGTGATCTGCAAATCGCCCGAGATACCGGAGACCGTACTCAAGAGCGCCTCGCCCGATGCGAAAGCCTACTCGGAGAAGGCGCAGAACTGGTTGGAGAAGGCGCAGAGCTTTCTGTACGAATAGCGGCGGATAAAGATGCATTGTCTGCAGCACGATGAAATCCCGTGTATACTTTTTCTTAGGTGCTCAAAACACCTCAAGTAGCGGATACCGCGTCCGTCAGATATGCGGATTTTTTATGGCCGAGCGTGAGGCTAATACAACACCCTCGCGGGAATATGCCCGCCGTCTACTTGCGGTTTTGAGCGCTTGGCCACCCTCATCAAAAAAGGGTGATATCAAAAGTTCAAGTAGGAGTCTTGCCATGCAAGCTCACGCAGGTACATCTTCTATATCTTCCCCTATCGTTACCGCTTTTGCCGGTAAAGCGACTACTACGTCATTCGATGTCGCAGCCTTCTTTGAGAAGCGCCACGATCATGTGCTTCGTACGATCGATAAGGTTCTTAGGGGGTCCCCCGAATCTGCAAAACCCAATTTTGGGGTTTGCTATGAAAACAATACGTTACAGAACGGGAAGCCTCAAAAGTACTATCGTCTGACCCGCGATGGGTTTACTTTCGTCACGATGGGGTTTACTGGTGAAAAAGCAACTCGCTTCAAGTGGGCATACATTGAAGCCTTCAACCGCATGGAGGCTCAACTCAGAGGCACCGTGCTTCCCTCTCCACTGATTACCCCGGCTCAGCAACTGGCCGTCAGGAACGCAATTGCAAAAAGGGCCAAGGATTCGAGCGTTGCATATCAGACGATTTACCATGCACTCTATACCCGGTTTCAGATCGCCAAGTACGACCAACTGAAAAGTTCAGATTTTGACACCGCACTAAAATTCATAAGCACTTGCGAAGTCGTGCCTCAACTTCAGAAGCCCGATATCCCGTCCGAATCTGTGGTACTGAATAAGGACGAGGTGAATCAGATTCTTGGTTTCATCTACAACTGGCGGTACCTATTTCGGAAAGATATCGAGCGGATTTACGATTTGATGGTCTTGCTTCAGTCGCCGTTGGCACCTCACTTTTGGGAAGCTATCCACGATTTAGGTCTTCCTCTTCTGGAAGACAACCTCAGAAGACAAGGATACGACGTCAAAGATCTGCCATGCTATAAGCACCTGATGGGACTTTCGTAAACGAGTTCCCGGGCTTCTTATTTAGAGGAGCCCGGGAGAGAAGGTGCAAGTCTGGCTGGAGAAGGTGCGAGCTTATCTGTCAGAGTAGCCGCGGATAAGGAAACAATGAGAGCTACATGCGTGGCGGGGGATATGGCAAATTTTGTTGGTGGTTCTGAGATAATTGGGAACTGAAGTGCAGAGCGGGGTCATTTGCCAGCTGATGGTATAGCTGTTTGCCTGCGACATGGATGTCTTCGTCGTTCGTTTTGCTCCAGAAATCAGGACTATTCTTCAGATTGATATTGCTGGCACTGATTCCCATCCATTCGGCCATTCCCTCCAGTAAACGGAATCCTGTTCTATACGCCGGATTGACATCGTGAGCTCTGCTGTCAGAAGAAATATTCAGAAAAGGTACTTCATAGTTCTGACGAAAAGCGGTCCCGTGCATGAGCTCTTTGCCCAAAGGGGTTCCCAGTTTCTCTTGCATGGAAAGCCCGTGATCAGAAAAATATAAGAGTGACCATGAATTACCGGCTTCAGTTTTCAGAAGATCAACAGTCCTTTTAATGAAGGCGTCGGAGGTGCGGTAAGTAGTCAGATAGCAATTCATCGCACTGTCTCCGACATTAAACGCAACAGGACGCCCGGACAGACGTTCACAGAAAGTTGGGTGCGACCCCATCAGGTGGACAAAGATCAATCTGGGCTTATCTTCTGACGGTTTGACCTTCAACACCTCCTGAATTTTGGGTAGCAGATTATCGTCATCTACATTTTCGTCTGCCCAATTGCCCTTCAGCCAGATTGTGTGGTGGCTTCGAATGCCGATCTGAGCAATAGGGTTGTCGAATGGCCCGCCACGCCCCTGATTGGAAATCCACCAAGTGTCAAAGCCAGCGGCATTGGCGAGAGTAACAATGTTGTCATCTTTGCTGTATTGCTCAGAGCCGGGAATGTTGTAAGAAAGCATCCTTGGCAGCGAGATAACAGTATTGCCACCAGCGGTAATAAAGTTTGAGAAGAAGATGCCGTTGGCGCTGTTTAAATACGGAGTCGTATTTAGTGGATAACCGTAAACAGATGCGTAATCGCGACGTTGGCTTTCACCAATAATGACGACATAGGTTTTATATCGAGGCTTGACGGAAGCGATTTGCCACGAGGGAGTACCTAGCTTTTCTTCTTCCTTTAGGGCGGCATAGCCATCAATTACACTGGGTCTGAGGAGACGGAAAAAGTAAACCGTCTGGATTGCTTTCGAATTTACGGCGCTTCCGAAAGAAATCATTTCCCCGATGATGAAAGACGCCACGCCGATACCCAAAATGATTTTTGCTGAAACTCTGATCTTTGAGCTGTAGAAGACACCTATAAAACCGCTGGCCAAAAGCCCAATGACGCCCGCGAAAACCTGCCAAGGGATGTTCGTGAGAAATTCACCTGCTTCTGCGGGATTGGTCTGCAAAACGGCTATTGAAACGATGAGGCTGGGTTTCCCGTAAAGCAAACCTGCCGGCATATAGAGCCCGAAAATCAGAATAAGAGGAAGAGCTACGAACCAGCGCGTGATTCTGTACTGACTGAGGGCAAAGAAAATCAGCACCACAAACAGGATATTTTTCCAGTCCCATGCCTCAACGATTGATGGTTTGCCGTGGGCGAATCCCATGGCTGCAGGAAGAAGCAGGGAGAAGACCAAAAGCCCAGTAACTGCAATCAGATAAACAAAAAGGGTGGGTGGGAGAGTGAACGAATTGGATAATGCGCAGAATTTGCTTTTGTGCAGTAACATCGTATATTTTTTACCGTCAGCCGCTGCTAACTTCAGTTGACTAAAAATTGTAGTCAACTGGGCGCCTCCCTTTTGATTTCATAAAAAGGCGCCCCCGAGTTTCCTCAAAGGGCGCGCACAGTTCTCTTGCATCTTGGCCTCTTATTAGGCCGTGCCAGTCTTACAAGGGGAGAGCTGGTGCCCACATGCGAACCACATTGGCCTTCACAGGACCGTATATATTATATGTCTCCGGAAGAAGGAAGGTCAAGAAGCGGTCCTTCTTTAATTTACTTCATGTTAAGTTTGGCTTCGATAGCGTGGATTCTCTCCATCAGAGAGTCGATTTTGGAAGTCGCGGCTTCCAGTTTTGAATTGGAAGAAGCCAATTGAGCCGAAAGATCCCGATTTTCAGCTGTGAGAGTGCTTACTTGCTGAGTAAGCTCCGTTTTGTTCACCCGCACGCTGTCGCCGCCAAAGCGATAATGCACGCCGAGATTCCCCATCACATCACTGCCAGAGGCGATTGATCCTCCCAGGCTGACCATAAAGTTCTCCGTCGGGCGGACGAAGATACCAAGAGCGGCCGCCCCGCTGCTGTGGTATTGGCCAAGGCCGAGAGAGGCGGACACCCGATGATTTTCATCGAAGTCCAGCGGATGCAGTGCGGCAAGAGCAGCCGCATGCGCGCCGGCACGATGGATCTTGCGGTTAAGTTCCGCGCTGCGG